GTCAATAGATGTAGTTTGTCTATATTGTTAATTAATTATGGAGAAATAAATGAAACTTACAGAAAAAGAAAATAAAATTTTAAATGAAATTTTTGACTTCACACTATCAGATACTAATAATGTTAAAAGAGAAGAAATTACAGTAGATGATGTTAATGATATATGTGAGGCTTATGTTGATGTATTTGATATATGGCATCAAGTAGGTTTTACGAAAATGTCAAAACAAAGCATAGGTGGTGTTTTTACATCTTTGCAAGAAAAAGATTTAATATATCCGGTAGAAGATGTTGAAAGTGACAAAGGTTTTATGCAATTTTGTATAACTCAAGATGGTATGAAACATTGTATGGAGAAATAAATGAATGATGAATTAGAATATATACTTATAGTGGCTATATCAATAGCCACTTATTTACAATTTATAGGAGTGTAAGATGGCAAAAAGACAAATAAAACCAAAAACCGCAAAAGGCAAAAAATTTTCACATAGACCACAACGAGCAGTAAACTCGATTTGGGTTGAGAAAGATTACTATGATGAAAAACAAGACCGGTGGCGTGGTAAGTGGTATGGCTTACCAAGATAATAAATTAAGGGGGTTTTTAACCCCCTTTTTTTATCTAATTATAATTTTTATATTTTTTTCTTCCCAAAGCTAAATAAACATTACCATTAGCTTCATCTTTTTCTAACATACTATCTAGCCACAAATAAAACTCATGCTTATTTTCATCAATTATTTTACATTCTAATTTAGTTAATCTTTTATAAGATGGTTGTTGCATCAAGTCTTTAGCTTTTTGATATATTTTAATTCTATCTATATGTAACATTGTATTCTCCAATTATGATAAAAACAATTTTTTATCTTCTATATATATAAACGAATGAAATAAAAATTTTGTCGGAAATTTTTTAAAATAATTTTAGTATAGGTAGGGGTATAATTATTATTACCACTAGGGGGCGACATAAAATTAAGGGGGGGTGTCTAAAACATATATAATTATTCTATTTAGTCACCATCTATTTCTTTGGGGGTGACATCTATAACATCACCTTTTTTTATATCTTCTTTTTTATAATTTTTTATGCGTTCCGAGATTGTACTTATAGACTTAACAAGACTATCTGCTTTTATATTTATTTGATGTTGTGGTGGGAACAGGAACGCAAAGTTTTTTATAGCCTTTATATCCTCAGTTAATGCGTCATTGATTAATTCATGTAATTGCGGCTTGTTCTTTCTTGTACTCATTTCTTCTAAGGCATAGGCAAAGTTCCTTCTTAATATATCGTATGCTCCTTTGCGTTGTTTATTTGTCACACTTCCTTTTGGTCTACCAGCTTTTCTTTTTGTTCCTGTTTTGTTCTCATTTTGTTCTTTTATTGACATTTTTTGTCCTGTTTTTGCCTAATTTGTGTTGGTGTTCGTGTGGACGCACCTTTTCACATTAATAAATATCCTAACTCATTGTTTTATAAATAACACATAATAATTAATTTAGTCAAAATAATATATTAAATTCAATTAATATTAATTAATTCCTAAATAAAATTCACTTAATATATTTAAACATACCTTAAACATATCAAACCCACTTGTAGCCCTTATATTTAAGTTCTTAGCACTATTTTTAACACTTTTATCCCATAACACCACATCATCTACAAACCCTCTTAAATCGCTTGGTAATGACTTTCTTGCTTTTTCATACATTTGTCTATGATGTTCCTGATGTTCGTTTGATGTAAGTGATGGAATAGACCCTCCACCTAATCGTTCTTTATATTTTGGTATGATAGATGTTTTCTCATGTCCAATGTAATATGATGTGTAGTACATAGTTGCAGCTTGATATTGTTCGTTATTAATTTCTTTCCTTTGATAATATCTATCGTAAACACTTGAGCCTCTATTTCTTAATCGTTTCTTTCCTGCTTTTATTGTTTCTTCTAATACAAATATGTTCTCCGGTTTTCTGATTTGTTCCTTTGTTGGTTTTATATCTTTACCCATTAGACCTCCTTGTTGTGACTAAATACAAACCCCAATTCAGTAAGTGCCTCTATATAGCGTTCATCAGTAAAAATGCGTCTATTGTTATGTATCATTGGTGCTAGTGATTTTATAGCTAAATGAACATCATGTGGAAACATAGATTGCCATTTAGATTTTAACTCATCATCATAGTATAGTGTTTCATTAGGTGGATTAAATCGTGTGCCTTTTGGTAGTTCCCATTTTTCATAGCGTTCACCATATTTATTCATCTTATTAAACCCTTCTACATATTGTATCATTCTATTTATATTAGGCATAAAGTCCTCACTCTTGCCACCTACATGATGTGTGATTATATAGTTCTTAAATGCCCTTAAATAATCATTAAAATCATCAATCTCGTCAAATGGAGGTATCATATCATTTAACACATCAGATACATCTCTTATGTATGTTGCTATGTCATTTTCAGTCTTATTGCCAAAACTATAATGTAGTCCAATACCTTCTCCTATAAGTATATCCATTATAGCGTGTTTTCTTGTTTTTGTATCACTATCCATTCTCTTTTATTTTCCTTATAATATTTTGCAACATTGTCGTTTGTTGCGGCTTTGTTGCATTAGTCCGGTCTATCCATTTGTGGAAAAATCTATTTGCATCTTTGTACTTATTAGGGTGTCGTTTTAGATATTCGTTAGCCTCACTTAATAGTTTGTGATAATCAAGACCTTTTTCCTTAATCTTGTCTAAATGCTTTTGTGTAAGTTTAATCTTTATCATAGTGTTTATTTATTTATTTTAATTTATTTATTTATTTATTTTATTTATTAGGTATTCCATGTAAAAACTCATGTAAAAACTCATGCGTTCACTTTTCCTTACTTATTATATCTTGTAATTTACTGTTATGTTGTTGTTTTTTCATGTTATTTCTTGTTTCATTCCATTTCTTTCTTGATATTTTTTTACTCATATTTTGTTCAAAAAACTTAGAAATAAAGGGTGAAATGATAGTTTTTTTGTCAAAACTTATATATTTTTGGTGACTTTCTGTATCTTTTTTTAATCGTTTTATATTAATTTTTAAAATTTTCTCAGCATAATCTATAGGAATTGAATTGTTTTCCCTGCCCCATTGTTCATGAAATAATACCAATAAATCTTTATAAGAACGAATACCAACCCTTTGTTGTATCAGTTCTATCTCACTATTTATGACATTGTAATAAGGTAAATCATTATCCATTTTTTTCTCCCTAAATTATATTAACTTTAATTGCTTTTGATGTTCTATTAATCTTTCTTTTGCTTTTGTATAATAATCCTCAAACAATTCACAAGCTGTTAAACTATATCCTAAGTTATCACAAGCAATGGCAATGCTACCTGAACCTAAATGTGTGTCCAATATTTTATCACCTTCTTTAGCATAATTTTCAAGCAACCATTCATATAAACGAATTGGTTTTGGACAAGCGTGCCAATCTAAACTTTTTCCAACTATTGAATATTTAAAAACTCGTGTATTGCCACCACAAGTATTGTATAATAATTCAGCTTCTGAAAAGTTTGTTTCTTTTCCTGCATGATTTTTGTGCCAAATTATCCATTGATTATTAGGCTCTAAATAATTTGTAAAAAAATTTCCACCACAAATAATGTAGTTTTGACTTACCCTTTTTAATTCATCAAAATATTTTTTATCAGGTATAGTTTCTGACCAATTTTTTTCTTTTGCCATGTTTCTAAATTTACCACCTCCTGATACTCTTTTTGGGAATGGAGGGTCAACTATTGCTAGTTCAAAATAATTATCTTCATACCTTGCCATTAAATCCATGCAATCTTCATTAGTTAAGTTAATAGTCATAATATCTCCATTATCATCTATCCAAAGTTGTTTGATATAATACAAAAATCTTTTATCTTAAAATGTCTTAATGTTTCTCTATCTCGATAATCGTTCCTGTAATCTTTTAGTTGTAATCCTAGTTCCGGTCTATGCACTAAGCCTCTTGGATTATAAAACTTGTCAATTAATTCTTCTTTTCTTTTGTTTAAATCAATATAGCCAAGTGTCTTTGATTTTTTCCACCACACAACAAATAA